GTAAGCCGCGCCGGGTGTGATCTGAATACGGCAGAAGGCTACCAGAAGGCTGTGCAGGCCATCCGTGCGCTGCCTCGCCCGCCCAGTCTTATCAACGTGGATACGCTGCACCGCTTCTTGTCTGGCGACGAGAACAGCGCACAGGATGCAAAGACCATGATCGACGCCTGCGCTGGGCTGATGCGGGAGTTCAACTGCTCCGTCTGCCTCGTCCACCATACCGGCGTGTCCGACGAGGCCCAGCACCGGGCGCGTGGATCATCGGCCTGGAAGGGGGCGCTTGAGATCGAGATAAGCGTGATTCCCGGAAAGGGCGATGCGCCAATGCAGATTGTGCAGCGCAAGAGCAAGGATGCCGAGGAAGCCCAGCCGGTTTACGTGACGCTGGAATCTGTCCCGATCAAGGGCTGGCTCGACGAGGACGGTGAACAGGTGACCAGCGCAGTGCTGATGGCTGCAGAAGCGCCTAGGGAGCCTGCGAAGGACGGGCCAGAGAAGAAGGCGTTTAAGGCGTTCGAGGCGGCCTGGTGGGATAGCGGCGCAGAAAACCCCGATGGGCTTCCCTACATCAGCCGCAGCGCATGGCTGGCGTATCTGGAAAAGAACTCGCCCGACAAGGCCGTGCGGACTCTGCGCAACCGGATTGATCCCAGCCGGCCTGAAAGCCTAACGGCGATCCTGATCCACTCCGGCATCATGGAGCGGCACGGCGAGGGTTATCGGATCATTTCCGACGCTCATGCATCCCCATTGAATGCTGCAAAGCTGGCCCCTACCGGCCCCTAACTGGCCCCTAGGGGAAATAGGGGCCAAGGGGGCAAAAAGCCGCTTTTCCGGCCCCTCCCGGCCCCTATATTCCTTAAGGAATAGGGGCCAAGGGGCCAAGCGGTGCGGGGCGGTTCTAGGCTACAGCAAAATATTTTTGCGCGGCACATTTTTACGCTTGCATGGTGGGAGAAATTGCCCCATGAGGGGGCATCAACAGGGAGAAGGAGACGACCAATGAGCAAGGTTTATCAAGTTCGCTTTACCAGCCGCGACACCGGCAAGGCGTTTCTGCAGTCATACCGCACCGCGCGCCGCGCCAAAGAGGTGGTCGGCCTGACATACACCCGCCACGCAGGCGCAAACATTGACGCCGAATACATCGGCGCAGTGCCTGCCTAATTAGCACCGGGGCGGCCAGCGCGCCGCCTCACCCAACCGGGGCCATGCCCCACCGAAAGGGAAACTACCATGTGCCAGACTTGCAATAACCCCGCCCACGACGACCTCAACGACCAGGTCTTCGACGTATTTGGCCTTACCGCCCCGGTTGCCGTGGCCGCGCCCGTCGCCGTTGACACTGTGCTGGCCGACGCCCAGATAGCCAACACGCGCCGCTTCGAAGAAACATGCCCTGACTGCCGTGGCAGCGGTGTGTTCCGCAGCTACACTGGCCGCATCGTTGGGAACTGCTTCAAGTGCAAGGGCAACGGCACTCGCTTTTTCAAGACCAGCAGCGACGACCGCGCCAAGGCCCGTGACGCTGCCGATGCCCGCAAGGCCAAGGTTGCTGCCAGCGCCGCTGATCAGGCCGCTGAGTGGCTTGAAGCCAACCCGGTCGAAGCCGCTTGGATGCGCCAGCCGGTCACCGGCAACTTTACCTTCCACGCCGACATGCTGGCCGCTCTGGTCAAGTATGGCCACCTGACTGAGCGTCAGGAAGCTGCCGTTCGCAACGCCGCCGCCAAGAGCGCAGCGCGCAAGGCGCAGTGGGCCTCTGAAAAAGCCGCCCGTGAGGAAGGCGCAGCCACCCTGACGATGACCAAAATCCGCGCCGGCTTCGACAGCGCCGTGCAGCACTTGAAGCGCCCAAAGCTGCGTATCGCCTTGATCGAGTTCTCCCTGGCCCCGGCCACCGGTCGCAACGCGGGTGCCATTTACGTTGTGCGCGCCACCGACAACGTCTACCTCGGCAAGATCACGCAGGATGACAAGTTCATCACCTCTCGCGACTGCACCCCAGCCGACAGCGAGATTGTCGCCAACGTTGCCGCCGATCCTGCTGCTGCCGCAAGCGCCCACGGCCACAAGTACGGCCAATGCTCTTGCTGCGGGCGCGAACTGACCAACGCTGAGAGCGTGTCTCGTGGCATCGGCCCCATCTGCGCAGAGCGGTGGGGCTGGTGAGCAATCATCTAACCACTACGCACAAGGAACAAACCAAATGACCCCCGAACAAGTCCGATCCCATCGCCAGTCCCTCGGCATGACGCAAGCTGTCCTTGCCGCAGTCTTGCGCATGGGCAGTGAGGGACGGCGCACCGTCCGGCGCTGGGAAAGCGGCCAGCAGAGCATCACAGGCCCGGCAAGCGTGGCACTGGAATTGATGGTTGAGAAATGGTATGGAGTTGCCGTATGACTGACGCTCCGAAAAAAACGGTCGATAAGCGGATTACTCCTGCGTTCATGGCGCAGGCCGGCAAAGGACGGCCAAAAGGCGTGTTGAACAAGAACACGACGGCCATCAAGGATATGATCCTAGCCGCCTTGGACAAGGCCGGCGGCGTTGATTACTTGGCGGCACAGGCTGAAGAGAACCCAGGCCCGTTCATGACGCTGGTGGGCAAAGTGCTGCCGATGCAAGTCCAGGGCGATAGGGACAATCCGTTGATGACGGCCATCGAAGTGCGGTTTATCAAGTCTACACATGACTAACATCGACCTCCCGGACTGGTGCCAAAGCCTGTTTGACGAAGATGCGCGATATTTCGCACTGGTTGGCGGGCGAGGGAGCGGCAAGAGCTATTCTGTCGCTGCCTGCCTCGTTCTGCGGGCTGCTGCAAAGCCGCTGCGCATCCTGTGCGCCCGTGAGATTCAGAAGTCGATCAAGGACTCGGTAAAGCGCCTGCTCGACGACACCATCGAACGGTGCGGGCTGTCGGACTTCTTCGTGTCAACCGAGACGGAGATACGCGGGCGGAACGGTTCGCTGTTCCTGTTCGCTGGCGTGCGCACGAACATTGACAGCATCAAATCAATGGAAGGGATCGACGTTTGCTGGGTGGAAGAATCGCAGACGGTCAGTCAAGCCAGCCTTGACATCCTGATACCGACGATCCGCAAACCGGGCAGTCAGATATACTTTACCTGGAACCCCAAGAACCCGACCGACCCAATCGACGTGATGTTCTGCGGCGAGGAAAGGCCACCGAAAAGCATCTTCCTTCGCGTCAACTATGATCTCAACCCCTGGTTCCCCGACGTTCTCCGCGCCGAGTTAGAATACGATCAGCGGCGCGACCCGGATAAGTATACGCACATCTGGCTTGGCGGTTACGTGGCCAACAGCGAAGCCCGCGTGTTCCGTAACTGGCGCGTGGAGGACTTCGAAGCGCCGGCTGATGCGGTGCATCGCTTCGGGGCTGACTTTGGCTTCGCCGTTGATCCCACCGTCCTCGTGCGTTGCCATATCATCGGGCGCACCGTCTACGTTGACCATGAGGCGTTCATGATCGGCTGCGAGATTGTCAACACGCCGGAACTATTCCTAACCATCCCAGAGGCCGAGAAGTGGCCAATCGTGGCAGACAGCGCCCGGCCAGAGACGATCAGCCATCTGCGCAACCACGGCTTCCCGCGCATCATGTCAGCGGTGAAAGGGCAGAACAGCGTCACCGAAGGCATCGAGTGGCTAAAGAGTTACGATATCGTGGTGCATCCGCGCTGCCAGCATACCATCGACGAGTTGACCAGCTACAGCTACAAGGTCGATCCGCTGACCGGGCGAATCCTGCCGGTGCTGGATGATAAGAACAACCACGTGATCGACGCGCTGCGTTACGCCTGCGAGGCCGTGCGCCGCGCTCCGATGCGCAAGCCGTTTGATGCTATGCCGCTACCAGTTGCCAGCCCGTTCGCGCGGTGATACAACTGACCGCCGCACGTTGTGAACGGTAAAGAGGGCATATGGCGCGAGTATCAAAAGCCGAACGACTGGCGACCATCCACGCTGAAGCGTTGTCCGAGTTCAATCGTGCGCAGGCGGCGCTTCAAGATGAGCGCAAGCAGTGCATCACTGATCGGCGCTTTGCCAGCATTCCAGGCGCAATGTGGGAAGGGCAATACGAAGACGCCTTCGCCAATCGCCCGCGCATGGAGATCAATAAGATTGCGATGGCGCTTAACCGCGTTGTCGGTGAATACCGCAACAACCGCGTCATGGTGGACTTTGTGCCGAAGGACGGCGCGGCTGCCGACGAGACTGCCGATACATGCGACGGCCTGTTCCGGGCTGATTACGCAGACAGCAATGGCGACGAAGCCTGCGATAACGCCTTCGAGGAAGCCGCCAGCGGTGGCTTCGGCGCATTCCGCCTGCGCACACAATACGAAGATGAGTATGACGATGAAAACGAGAACCAGCGCATCCGCTTCGAGATGATTGCCGACGCTGACACGTCCGTCTACTTCGACCTCGACGCCAAGCGCATGGACAAATCCGACGCCACGCAGTGCTGGGTGCTGTATAGCGTAACGCGCAACGGATATATGGCCAAGTGGGGCGATGATCCGGCAAGCTGGCCCAAGAACAACGACACGATTGAGTTTGATTGGGCCACGCCGGATGTGGTTTACGTGGCGGAATATTACCGCGTGGAGGACGAGCGCACGCCAATGATGCGCTACGAGATGCCAGACGGTAAGACGATGGACTTCGAAGCCGAGGACGTGGCCGAGGCCGAGGACGGCGAGGAAGGCCGCGAATACGATGAGATTCGCATGGCCCAGTTGCTAGGCGGTAATGTCATTAAAGAGTGGACAAAGCGCAGCCGCAAGGTACGCAAATACATCATGTCCGGTGGCCGGGTGCTGGAGGATGCCGGTTACATTGCTGGCAAGCACATTCCGGTCGTGCCGGTCTATGGCAAGCGTTGGTTCATCGACAACGTGGAACGCTGCATGGGCGTGGTGCGATTGGCGAAAGACCCGCAGCGCCTCAAGAATATGCAGATCAGTCGCCTAGCTGAGACGGCGGCACTGTCGGCGGTGCAGAAGCCGATCCTACTGCCCGAACAGGTTGCTGGCCACCAGCTTATGTGGGCCGAGGACAACGTAAAGAATTATCCCTACCTCCTCGTCAACCCAATCACCGATGCCAATGGCCAAGTGCAGCCCGCTGGCCCGCTGGCCTATACGCAGCCGCCTGCCGTGCCGCCTGCAATGGCTGCGCTGCTACAGTTGACTGAGCAGGACATGGCCGAGGTGCTGGGCTTCAACCCGGCGCAAGATAAGATGGTGTCGAACATCAGCGGCAAGGCCGTTGAGATGATCCAGAACCGGATCGACCAGAGCGCGTTCATCTACCTGTCCAACTTCGCAAAGGCCATGCGCCGTGCCGGCGAGATATGGCTGGCGATGGCCCAGGACATTTACGTTGATGATGACCGGGCGATGAAGTCGTTGAATGAGGACGGCAGCGTTGGGCAAGTCAAGCTGATGCAGCCGATCATTGACGAGAACACGGGCGAACAGCGGTTTAGGAACGATCTAAGCCGCGCCAAGCTGGATGTGGCCGTTGACGTTGGCCCAGCGTTCACATCGCGCCGTGACGCTACCGTCCGGGCAATCACCGGCCTGTTGCAGATGGCTGCTGACCCGCAAGATCAGAAGGTGCTGCTGGCCACTGCCATGATGAACATGGACGGCGAGGGGCTGGGCGATCTTCGCCAGTTCTACCGCCGCCAGTTGGTCGGCATGGGTGCAGTTGAGCCGAACGACGAAGAACGCGCACAGATGGAAGCCGCTGCGGCAGAGCA